CTAAGCATTGCCAACTTGGACGGGACCATGACTACGCTTTTGGCGCTGGTCAACGCCACAACAACGGGCAACGATCTGACAGGCGCGACGGTCAAGCGGATCCGCACCTTGAAGCGTTACCTAGACGGTGAATCGACGGCAGACCCGAACGCCAGGTTTCCCACGGAGATTTGGCGCATCAACCGCAAAGCAACAGAGACCCGAGATATTGTCACCTTCGAGCTTGCCAGTGAGTTTGACCTAGCAGGGCAGAAGCTGCCTAAGCGGCAGATTGTGGCCAACACCTGCCAATGGATCTACAGGAGCAGTGAGTGCAGCTATACCGGCAGCAACTACTTTGACGTGAACGGCAACAGCGTCAGCACGCTGGCTCAGGATGTGTGCGGCAAGCGTCTTGCATCTTGCAAGCTGCGGTTTGGTGAAAACGGAACGCTGCCGTTTGGATCCTTCCCTGGGGCAGGCCTGACGCGATGAAGCTGACTGCCACCATGCAGGCGGAAATCCTGCAGCACGCTAAGGATGAGTTCCCCAAGGAAGCCTGCGGGCTAGTTGCTGTTGTGAAAGGCAGGCGTCGTTACTTCCCCTGTCGCAACATTGCCCAGACGCCTGATGAGCATTTTGTGCTGGACGGCTGGCATGAGGTGGAGGACAAAGGCGAGGTCGTCGCTGTTTGCCACAGCCACCCCAAAACCAACCCTGCACCGTCAGAGGCTGATCGTGTTGCCTGCGAGAAGTCCGGCCTGCCTTGGTTCATCGTCAATCCAAAGACTGAGGGCTGGGGCTACTGCGAGCCTGAGGGCTTTGAGCTGCAATATGTCGGGCGTGAGTTTGTCCACGGCATTGTGGACTGCTACACCCTGGTGCGTGACTTCTTCCAGCGTGAGTATGGCATTGCGTTGAGCGACTATCACCGCCGTGATCAGTGGTGGCACAACGGGGAAAACATGTATGTGGAGAACTTTGCCAAGGAAGGGTTTTCACGGGTGCCGATTGAGCAGCTGCAGCGTGGTGACCTGCTGCTGATGAACCTGCAATCACCCGTGCCAAACCATGCTGCGATTTACCTTGGTGATCAGCAGATCCTGCACCATGTGCAAGGCCGCTTGAGTTCTAGGGATTTACTGGGTGGCTATTATTTGAAGGCCACAGACCGGGCGATCCGCCATGAAAGTCGTTAAGGTCTACGGCGCTCTGCGGGAGCGATTAGGCCAGTGCCGCTTTGAGTTGAACGTGGCGACACCTGCCCAAGCGATTAAGGCTCTGTGCGTCAATTTTCCTGGCCTAGACAAGTGGCTCATTGATAGTGAGCAGGACGGCGTTGCTTATCGGGTAAAGGTTGGCAAAGAAGAGGCGACACCTAGTGATATGAGCGTGCTGGGTTTGCCTTGGTCAGAGCGTGAAGTCTTCAGCATCACGCCTGTCGTTGCTGGTGCTGGTGGTGGTTTTGGCCGGGCTATTTTTGGCGGCTTGCTGATTGGTGCGTCGTTCCTTTTCCCTGGCGCTGGCTTGTTTGGAAAGTCTGCGTTCGGTGTTTTTGGCCCGCTAGCCCCAGGCACGATTGGAACACTGACGACAGTTGGCACGGCGTTGTCTGCTGTTGGTGCTGGCTTGGTTCTAACGGGCGTCTCACAGATCATCTCGCCTACGCCACCTTCAGGGCTTGAGTTAAAAGAGGCCAACCGGATTCAGAACTTCAGCTTCAGTGGCATCACTAACACCAGTCAGCAGGGCTTAGCAGTTCCCATAGCCTACGGGCGACTTTTTGTTGGCTCAGCTGTGATTAGCAGTGGGCTTGATGTTGACCATTCGCCGAGCAGTTCGGTCACTGAAGATTACAGCAGCCTCCTGGCTCTATTTCTCCGCAACAAAAGCTAATGCTTGAAGAAAAGTTTGTTCTTGGTTCTGGTGGTGGCGGCAAAGGTGGCGGCGGAAGTAGTCGTACACCTACAGAGGCAAACGATACATTGTCATCTGAGCAGTTTGCGACTGTCCTAGATCTGCTTTGTGAAGGAGAGATTCAAGGCTTAGAGGATGGCGCAAAAAGCATTTTTTTAGAAGACACTCCGGTTCAAAACGCAGACGGCAGTTTCAACTTTGAAAACTTTGCACTTGGTGCTGTTAATGGCACGCAAGGTCAAAATCCTATTCCTGACGCAACAGGCGGAATACAAAACGTGCGTGCGGTCAATGTTGAAGTTACAAACGCTACACCAATTACTAGAACAATTACTGACTCCGATATTGATAGGGTCCGTGTAACTATCTCGGTTCCTGCCCTTCAAAAAGTTACCAGCAAGGGTGATATTGTTGGCCACTCCGTTGCCTTAAAGATCCAAATTCAATATAATGGTGGTGGATATAACGACGTTCTTGAAGATACGATCAGCGGCAAAAGCAGTAGCCGTTATCAGAGAGATTACCGTATAGATCTTGATGGGAGCTTTCCTGTTGACTTGCGGGTGATAAGAGTAAGCTCAGATTCGACTTCAACTAAAGAAAGCAACAATACATTTTTTACCAGTTACACGGAAATCCAAACTGAAAAGCTTGCTTATCCAAACTCTGCGTTGGTTGGTCTGCGCTTTAGCTCAAAGCAGTTCCAAAACATTCCACGGCGTAAATATCTGATTCGTGGCACAAAAGTCAGGATCCCCAGCAACGGAACCGTTGACACTGCAACACATCTAGGGCGCATTACTTACTCAGGACTTTTTGATGGCACGCTGTCTGCTGCGACGTGGACGAATGACCCGGCTTGGTGTCTTTTCGACCTGCTCACAGACACTCGCTATGGGTGCGGCGTTCCGGAAGCATCATTAGACCTGTTCGACTTCTATGAAATCAGCAGATACTGCAACGAGCTTGTTGATGATGGCAAAGGCGGGCAAGAGCCACGGTTTAGCCTCAATCTGCTGCTTAACACGCGCGACGAGGTTTACAACGTCATTCAGCAGCTAACCAGTATTTTCAGGGGCATCAGTTATTACGGCGCCGGCTCACTTGTTCTGCGTCAGGACAAGCCCGCTGATTCGCAATATCTGCTCGGCCCTAGCAACGTTGTTGATGGCTTGTTCACCTACAGCGGCACAGCTGAGAAGGCACGACACACCTGCGCCACAGTGGCTTGGCAAAGTTATGACACGCTTGGCGAGGTTGAATATGAATACGTTGAAGATCATGACGCCGTTGCAAAGTACGGCATCGTTAATAAGGACGTAAAAGCAATCGGCTGCTACAGCCAAGGCCAAGCGCACAGGCTAGGCAAGTGGTTGCTGACTAGCGAAAGGCTGCTGTCAGAAACAGTCAGCTTTGCTGTTTCTATTGATGCCGGCATTGCTGTAACCCCAGGCATTGTTATTGATATTGCCGACCCGTTGCGTGCTGGCACACGCCGCAGCGGCAGGGTCAGCTCTGCAACAACAACTGTCGTCACGATTGACAGCGACACGGATCTGTCTGTGAACCTGTCAAATAGTCCGACGCTGTCAGTGCTGCTGCCAACAGGCTTGGTTGAAACAAAAACAATCGACAGCATCTCAGGCACTGCAATCACTGTCAGTGAGGCGTTTAGCCAAGCACCACAGGCGCAAGCGATTTACCTGATCCAAACCAGCGACATTCAATCGCAGCAATACCGGGTGGTGTCTGTTGCTGAGGGTGGCGATGGCACCGTGGGCGTCACTGCTGTTGCTTACAACGCATCAATATATGACGCTGTTGAACAAGACATCGCGCTAACAACGCGAGACATCAGCAACCTGAGTGGTACGCCAAACGCGCCAGAAGGTTTGTCTGGCACTGAATTTTTATACGAGGAGGGCCAAACCGTTCACACCGGTTTTGACCTGAGCTGGCAGCATGACAGAGTTAATGTCAATGAGTTCCTTGTTAAGTACAGGTTAGATAACGACAACTTCACTGAGATAAACACCTCAAACCCATCTGTAACCTTGCGGACGCTGAGGTCCGGCACGCTTGAGGTTCAGATTCGTGCAAAGAATTATCTAGGCAAACAAAGCTCAACAGCATCAGCAACGTTTGAGCTTGTAGGCAAAACGGCAGTGCCTGGCGATGTTCAGAACTTGTCGATTGAAGCAATCAGTGCCAATAGTGCTCGCCTGCGCTGGGATAAGACTGTTGACCTTGACGTGAAGGTCAACGGTCTTGTCCACATCAAGCACAGCAACTTAACTGACGGGACAGCGACTTGGCCTAATTCTGTTGATCTCATTACTGCTGTTGCGGGCAACTCAACTGAAGCCATTGTGCCGCTAGTGGCCGGTGAAATACTTGTAAAGTTTGAGGATGATCTAGGCAACAAGAGCGCTAACGCAACCAGCGTTATTGTCCAGCTTCCCGACACTTTGGGTCGGCTCGTTGTTCAAACACGCAGAGAAGATCAGGACAGTCCGCCATTTCAAGGTACAAAAACTGACTGTTTCTACAGCTCAGATTTAGACGCTCTGATTATCGACGGCGATGAAAACATAGACGATGTAACCGATTTCGATGATATTGATTCAGTTGACTTTATGGGCGACATTCTATCTTCAGGGGAATATCAATTTGTTAATACGCTTGATCTCGGCGCACGGTTCTCATTGGATCTACAGCGTCGGTTTGTCACGCGAGCGTTTTTCCCCAATGATCTAGTCGATTCTCGTAATGCCAACGTGGACGATTGGGCTGATTTTGATGGTACGGATGCTGATGCAGTTAACGCCAAGCTCTACTTCAGAAGCACAAACGACAACCCGTCAAGTTCACCGACGTATGGCGCATGGCAAGAGTTTATTTCTGGGACGTTTGAAGCCAGGGCGTTCCAGTTCAAGGCAGAACTAGAGAGTTCTGACGTCGCGCAAAACATTTTGGTTGATGAGCTGGGCTACGAGGCAACGTTCCAGCGGCGTCAAGAAAACAGCAACGGCGATATTGCTTCGGGGGCAAGCACAAAAGCAGTTACCTTCGACAAGGCTTTCTTTACAGGCACAGCATCGCTGGGCGGGACGAATGCTTATCTGCCGAGCGTGGCTGTCACCGTAATGAACCTAGGGGCTGGCGAGCGGGTCAACGTCAGCAGCGTGTCGAGCACAGGTTTCAACGTGGACATCTTGAACAGCAGTGATGCCAACGTGAATCGCAACTTCACCTATCAAGCTGTGGGCTATGGCAAGGCGGTTTAACATAGAGGCAATGTTGTCCAAAACGGGCTGAGGCATGGCTACTCACGATTATGTGATTGCTAATGGAACGGGAGCTGCTGTCCGTTCTGACTTGAATAACGCCCTTGCGGCAATCGTCAGCAACAACAGCGGCAGTTCAGAGCCTGGGACGACTTACGCCTATCAATGGTGGGCTGATACAAATGCCAACGTCCTGAAGATTAGGAATAGTGCCAATAACGCGTGGATCACGCTGCGTGAGCTTGACGGCACGATGCTGATTGAGGACGGCAGCGCCTCAACGCCTGGCCTTGCTTTTGCTGACGATGTAAACACTGGCATCTTCAGCCCCGCTGCTGATCAAATTGGTTTTGCGACTGGTGGTGCAGAGCGCCTTGAGATTGGCAGTTCTGAGGTTGTATTTAATGACCCCAGCAATGATGTTGACTTCCGCGTGGAGTCAAACGGCAACACTCACATGCTGTTTGTCGATGCAGGAAATGATCGCGTCGGCATCGGCACCGCCAGTCCAACATCTCTTATTCACGGGGAAGTTTCAAGTGGCTCTGCAATTCTCACCCTTAAAAGCACCGCTACTTCTGGTGAAGCGTCTGTATCAATAACAGGTGAAAACAGCAGCGGTACTGCAAGGACTGGAATTTTTAAGTATGACAATTCTGACCGATTCCGAATCGGCACAGCTGCTGGAATTCCTGTAGCGTTTGAAACAAACGATGCCGAGCGGATGCGAATCGACAGCTCGGGTCGCGTGGGGATTGGCGAAACAAGCATGGACGGCTTGCTAGTCATTAAAGGAGACTCAAATGATACTTCAATGCCTTCTATTCGTCTAAAAGATGGCACAGATACTCGCGAAGCTTGGATTTCAAACTCTTCAGGTGATTTAGTACTTGCCAATGGTGGCGATGATAATACACCGCATTGCAAGCTTACAATGTTTGATGGAAACATCATGTCATTTGCAGTTTCTAACACCGAGCAAATGAGGCTGGATTCATCTGGGAATTTGGGCATCGGCACCTCGTCCCCGAGTGGACTGCTCCATATTTCTGGCGATACGTGTCAAATGCACTTCACTGATGAAGATGATTCGTCATCTTCAAGAATTTATCAAAGTGGGGCAACTTTTGCCATTGATGTTGACCAAGCCAACGCTAAAGGCGGCAGTGTTCTTGCATTTAGGGTTGACGATAGTGAGCACGCACGAATTCTGGAGGATGGACGATTTTTGGTTGGCACAACAACGGCTCTTTCCGATGGCCTGATCTGCTTTAAAGGCACTTTTGCTAGTAATCGCGGCCTTGTTCTTGAATCCACTCAAAGCAGTGGTGAAATGATCCGATTTAACACCAGCAGTGGTGGTGCTGGAAACATTAGCTCAAGCGGAACAAGCACTACTTACTCCACCTCTTCTGACCATCGGCTTAAAGAGAATATTGTTGATCTTGACGGTGCAATCGATCGTGTAAAACAACTTGCGCCAAAGCGTTTCAATTTTATCTGTGATGCTGATACCACTGTTGACGGCTTTATCGCACATGAGGCGCAAGCTGTCGTCCCTGAAGCCATTACTGGAACACACAACGGCGTAGAGGTATGGAAGGAAGGCGAAGAACTGCCTGACGGCGTTTCTGTTGGTGACAACAAGCTGGACGAAGATGGTAACGCGATCCCTGATTATCAAGGCATCGATCAATCCAAGCTTGTGCCACTGTTAACTGCTGCGTTGCAAGAGGCAGTCGCCAAGATTGAAGCCCTAGAAATTAAAGTTGCAGCCCTTGAGGCTGGCTAAATAAACTTCCTCTGACTTCACATCATCATGGCTAACACCTACGTTTGGAAGATCGCAAACCTTGACAGAAATCTGTCCGACGGGTTTGCTCATACGGCTCACTACACCGTGACCGCAATCAGCGATCAGGTTGACTCTGAAGGCAACGCCTACAACTCAGGCGCATACGGCAGCATTGGCCTCGATCGTCCTAACACCTTGGCTGACTTTGAAGATCTGACTGAGGCTGACATCGTGGCTGCTGTGCAGGCCAAGCTCGGTGGTGCTGAAAAGGTCACTGAGATTCAGGATCAGCTTGCTGCACGCATCGTTGAGCAGATCACGCCGACTCAGGCGTCTGGCAAACCTTCTAGCTGGTGATGTCGGCTTATCGGTTGGCTTGGTGCCTCGGGTTAATAGTCACGTCTTTTGTAATGGTGATCGTCGGGAGCACCAATATCATGTATCGGGCTGGCTATTTACAGGCCCAGCGTGACTTCCCTGCACAACAGCAATGCAACGCCCTGACCCGATGATGACCGCCAGCTATGGCGCGACAGATATTGCTGTGCAAAAGGCACGAATGCTTTGGATGGAGGAGTTGTTCTTCCTTGATGGCCGCGACATGATCAGCCATCCTCAGCATGGTCTGTTTACTGGGCTGGCGAACAAGTACCGCAACCTGGAGTCAACTGACGGCTACTGATGGCCAAGTCACTTAACGGGGATGTCTTTGTTGTTGGCAAACCGAAACGGACCAGGCAGGGAAATGGTCAACACTCCCGCCCAAAAAAGGGCCGCAAGAAGTACCGTGGCCAGGGAAAACGCTAATTTTTCTAATGATCAAGCGTCTTGTTTTTGGTGTAGCCGCTGGCGCACTTGCCTTGGCTCCCCTCTCTGCCCGCGCAGATGAAGGCTTCTACGTGAACCCGGAAATCAACATCGGCGTCGGAACTGAGACCGGCGTGGGTGGTGCTGTCACCGACATTCAT